CTAATAGCTGATATAGTTTGAGCGGTTGCAACTGGTTGCGTATTTGTAGCTACACTTATGAAACTAGCTATATCTAAATTATAAGCTACATTGCTTTCTCCTATTTCATAAATATAACTTTTAGGTATAGTTAAGTTTACTGTGTTTGTAGCACCTTGAGCTAAGTTTATATCTGAAAAAGCAACATCAGTATCACCTGGATCAGAAGGAGTTGAAATAAGATCACTAATAGTTGGTTGAGATGTTATAGTTATAGCGCTGCTATAAGAAATTGTAAATGTATTATTAAATTCTAAAACCGGATCTTGTTCTCCAACAGAACCTGTTATAGGGGCAAAAGGTGATATAGTATACCCTGTGCTTCCACTATCAGAAACGCTTATAGTAATTGATTTGTCTAGTAATTGTTTTATATCAAACGTAGACTGTAACGGAGACTGCAAACTTAAAGCTGTGTTTGTGCCTGCTGCTATAACAAAAGTATAATTTGTATCTTGTTCTATTGAGTTATCAGCAGCTAAACCACCAGGGAATATTATATCATAATCATAATAACCAACATCGGGTATTGTTCTATCATCATCTAATGTAGAAGACGATGTAAAAGTATCTGATGTAAAGTCATATGTATCTCCACTTGTTTTTGTTATTGTTAAATCAAATTTAGAACCAGGCGCACCATATACTCTTAATGCTCTAGTTTCACCAAACTTGCTTAAGTTATTTTTAACTATACTGTAACTTTTTATTTCTAAAGGTTCAGTGTATATTTTTACAGCCTTAGCTATAAAAGATATAGAGTCACCTGATACGTTTTTAGCAGGATAAGTATAAGATATATTAAAAGTTTTAGACGTAAGTTTTCCTGAAGAATATGTTTTTGATGTTGTAACAGTATAATTACTTGTTTCACCAAAAAGATCCATACTACTAAAATTTATGTAAGGCTCTTGCTCAAAGTAATAACCACTAAAACCAGTTCCAGTAGCAGAGCTTGCTGTAAAAGTTTTAGTAAACATTAATTCTGAAGTTGTATAATTTCCACTATTACTATAAGCAACATTACTAACGCTACTACTAGTTGTGTTTGTTTCTGTCGTGCTATACACGCCTGCTATTGTATAATTTTTTAATTGTGCAGAACCATCAATATCTATTAGTAAATTTACATTATTAGCTGGCATTATAAAGTTTGTTGCAAAATTTGCAGTAGCTATAACAAGCTCTCCATTTTGAGCAAACGTAACACTACTTATTTCACTTGGTAATGAACTAGCTGAAAAATTACTATGAGTTATAGAATATCCTGGATTAGGTGTTAAGGTTAGTATATACGTAGGCGTTGAGTTGCTAACGTTATCTCCTGGTGTCTCTATTATTCCTGTAGGTGTTTCAAGTGATGATACTGTATAGTTATTTGGCATTTTTTATATTTTAATCTTGATCTCCAGTGTCTGAAACCGTTATTACATATTGTGGCACTAATGATCCAACAACAGAAGGATTACCTATGCCTTGTACAGAAAACTCTTTTGTATCTAAATTAGATAACGTTGTAGCTTCTCCTTTTATATAGTTGAACCATTTACCCTCTTTGTTTTTAAATTCTTTTATAGAACCAGTTTGTTGGTCTGTAGTAATACTATTAACAAACCAACCGTTTTTTGTTTTTACTTGTGAATCAGTTTGTCCATCATTAGGGTCTATATCATAAGTATATTGTACAGCTTGTGAACCTTCGTAGTTTAGAGCTGTAAAAGATTTAACAGAACTTGGAGCATCGTTTATTAATAACTTTATAGTAGAGTTATATTGAACACCATAAAAATTATTCCTTAAATCATTTGAGTAATGAACCCATAAGTTACCATCTTTAAATGTGTAAAACTTATTGTTTAAACTTACACCACTTTCTTGTATAAAAGAACATCTAGTGGTCCAACCTCTAACGTTTTCTTTATAGCTAATTGTATTGTTGTTTAAAGTTATATGATATAAACCTTTGTCATCATCATAGCTACCAACAACACTTGTTGCCGTGGCTAGGTTATCACTAAAAAAATCTGACATACCTTTATTAGATATTTCTTCTAAACCGTCGTTTGATAATCTTAAAACAACACCTCTGTTTTTGTCGGCCCAATAAGATCTAAAACCATATTGAACAAAAGATTCAGGGTTTTTACTTATACCAAACTCTCCTACATAAGGTATTGCTTGGCCTAAAACTCTGTTTACAGATGTTAAATTGGCATTACCATCAGCGTTATATAAAGCGTCTTTATCAGCTAATATTTTTAAAGATTTATCTTCACATAAAGTAATTAAATCACCGTCTCTAGTTCTAGAATACAATTTTTGTATACTACCATAGTATGGGTTTAAATCTTTAGTTATAGGATTAGCTATTATAAATTGATTTGTTCTATTTATTCCAGATGTAGAGTTAAATATACCTGAAAATATTAAACCTGTCTTTTTTACCTCTTGTTTGTACTGCTCTGCTAATATAGTTGAAACTTTAGGCCCTTTGTCTATTTGAACAGCATTAAAATCATCTCTTATTCTATTTGATTCTACACCGTTACCAAAAGAATAACAGTTGTGCCAGTTTAAAGTATGCATGTTACCATGTTGATTAATAGGGTATGCATTACTAGCTTCATAGTATAAATCTAAACCTATATCCTCTAATGGCTCTGTCTCCCATATAGCTGGATTATCCGTAGTGAACTCTTTATCATCGTTATAAGGAGTTAAAAACTCAAAACCAGTACTATTACTTTTATTATTTATTATACCTGTTACATTTGTTTCTGGTGACCATTTTATAGGTTTGTCTAAAGCTAAAGTCCATCTTATAACTCTCATACTAGCAAACTTACCTATTTTTACTCTAGCTTGATCATAAGCAACTAAATGAGTTCTTAAATGTTTTTTTATTTCATAAACGGTGTTAGTTGGGTCGTCAGTTAACCTAAACTTCATACCATCATTTTCTAACGCGTTAACAAAATCTTTATATTGCTGGTCATCATCATCACTAGGAAACTGATTCCATTTGGCTCTCCAACCATCTCTATCTTTACCTCCAAACCAATGGTAAGCTATTGATATTGTTTTTCTACCAGCTTGTATACCATAACCAGAATTTTTACCTCCAATTATCTTACCTTCTCTTCTTTTTGTAGCATCTAAGCTACCACCACCAGTATCATGGTTGTTGTAAGTATTGTTGTTATCAAAAAACCAACCAGCATTTACATCACCATTACCTTTGTTAGCATCTCTCCACCAACTTTTACTATTGCTTTTGTTTTTTATTACAAACATTTTTTCTTTAGCAACAATACCATAACTTGTTTGTTGGTTGATTTTACTAAGTATATTGTTTTGTAATGTTTGATCTTTATACACCTTAACAAAAAATCTACCTGTAAATTCAGGTTTGTTTTCCATTACTTGTTGTGCTATTTCTAGTTTTAAACCAGATATAGGTGAACCAGCTGTTCCAGCAAAGCTAACATCTTCTTTAAAAACTTTATTTATAGTAATTCTATATCTATCTGGGTTTGAAACCTTAGCAAAGCTAACAACCTCATAATATTTAGATAAATTACCACCGGCTCTAAATCTTATATATAAATCTGATTTTGATATAATTTCAGGATTACTGTTTTCACCAGCTCCAAAAGTTTTTTCTTCAAATTCAGTAGCGCCAATATCTACAAAAGTACCTTCTTTTTGTGGAAAACCAGATGCTAAAAAGTTAGTTGTCATTATACCTTTACTTTTCTTAGATTCTTTTAAGAAATCTGGAGCTTCATTTGATATTGCTATTACTTTATATTTTGCATCTTCTTTTACAAAATCATCTGAGTCATGTTTTTTCTTTAATATTAAAAACCTATCTTCTTGTACTTTATTTCTTTCACTAGAAGGAAAACTTAACCAAATATTATCATCTTCTGCATTATACCATCTATCCATAGCTAAATTGTAATACTCGTTTGATGGCTCTTTTATATAGTATTTAAAATGAGTTGCCCAAGATGGATATGTTGGGTTAGTAAGTTTCACATTTATATTGTTATAATTATCAGCAGATTTTTTACCAATTTTTTTAGAACCTGAGTTATCAGTTAAAACGGGTGTTTCTCTACCATATTTATCTTTATAAACTATACCTAATTGATATGTTCTTAGTGATTTTATAGATTTAGAAGGTGATTTAACTACAACAGATTTATTCGTTGGTTGTTCTATTATAACGTCAAATTTAGGTTTTACAATGTTATTGTTATAGTCTGTTAAATTGTAGTTTTGAGTATAGTTACCATATATCAATCTATTACCTATCATTTCTTGTGCTTTAGCTTTTAAAGGCACATTATCCCAAGGTCTTAATAATTGATCACTAGGTAATGTAGCATAGATTATCTCTGATTCTATATTAAAACTATTACTAGTCCACTCAGCATCATCACTGTCAAAAGTTTTAACACTATATACGTTTGTGGAGTTTGACTCTTTATATAATAAATCAACTTCTTTTACATCATAAGGTATATCAGATGGTTTAAAACCAGATACAGTTAAACTTCTTATATTGTTAGTCATTCCTAAGTTATAACCTTTTTTAGGGTTATAATCAAACTCGTCAGGTAAAAAAGCTATTTCCGAAAAAGGAGAAAATGATGAATACTCACCATCTTCATATTTATATCTATATGCAAATCTAGGAAACTTAAACTCAAACAAAGGTTCTTCCTGTTCTAGTACAGCTTTAAAAACTATAGTTTCTGTAGGTACTAAACTAGATACAGACTGTAATACGACGGAAAAACTAGTGTTTGATATTACAGATTCTATTTTAATTCTGACTTCTATTTCATCTTCAAAATTAGCATCGTCTTCGCTAGCACTAAGAACTATAGTGTCTCCAACTATAAAGTTAGGTGCTGGATTAAATGTTAATGTAAAAGCAGGTGTGGTTGTAGGCAAAGGATCGCCACCACTAGTAAAGTTATAACTTGTAGATGATTCTATAATTCCTGATCTTTTAGAAGAAGACATTGTTAACATCGGAGCGTTAATGGGTGCTTTTTTTATAACAGTAATATGATCTTCTATAAAATTACCACCATTTATTTGCGTATGAGCAAACGTGTTATTTGTTGCTTTTTTAAACTTAGATATGTTTATTTTTTTAGGTTCATGAACATTATCTGTCCAAAACAACAAGCCTTCTAATATGTTTACACCTGTTATAAAATTATCGCTAGAAAAGTTTAATATATTTTGTGTATCAACAAGTACTGGTGATATTTCTTTATCTGTTTGGTTAAATTCTATAATACAATCAGCTGAGTCAGATGTTAAAAACCAGTATATTTTTTCGTTTTCAGTATCTCTAATAGAACCAACACATTTTGCATTTGACAAACCAAATGAATTAGCCCAGTAAGTATATACCTTTGTATCAGAATTATATGTGTTTACATTTTCAATCTTGTTACCTAGTATGTTTTGTACTGAACCTACATCTGAACCTTCAGAGCTGGCAATTTCTATATTTAATGCATCTCTGTATTCGCCATTGTTAACTAATCTTTCGTCAAGGTCTTTATTCATTTTACCTAGACGAAAATGGTGTTTTAATTCTGGCATGTGCTAGTGTTTTATTTGTTTAGACTTACCTCGCATTACTTGAGTTAACTCTTCTATTTTTAAATTAGATAATCTTAATTTTGCGTTTCTTATAGCTGCAAACTTTTCTTTCTTAAATCTAGCAACTATATATTCTTGTACATTTGAAGATGAAGCTAAAATTGCGTGAGCAATATATTTATATATAGCTTCTTCAACAAATTTATGTACTTTCATTTCATCATCTGTAGCTAAACTATCAGATATGTATTTTAAAGTAACCGTTTTACCATTTATATCAGCACTAAAATGTATTCTATTTTTTAATGGATCTATATAAAAAACTCCATTTGATTGAGCTTTTGACGGCTCAATACCAAACCTACCACCGTTAGACGTAGATGTATCAAAACCATCATCATTAACAGTTGTATCTGAAGTTGAGTTTGAAGATGCTTTAAACGATGCCCAAGTGTCTGCATCAGTAGATGCTGATAAGTTGCTACTACTATCAAATAAATAATTATAATCTCCATCTTGAAGAATAGACAAAGGGTTACTTGTTTTATCAGTAGGGTATATTATTCTTTCTACACCAGATGTATCTTTCCATGATAATTTAACATAGTTAACATAATCATGAGGCAGTGTCATAACTAGATTTGGAGATATTTCTATCTCCTGTGATTTTTCTGATTTTAAAGTATCATAACTTAACTCTTGTAAAGCTCTTTTAGCAAAAAATACTATATTGCTTCTTTTTTGTTTTGGTATTATTTTACCCTCACCAACATAAGCTATTTCAAAGTTGTTAATTATATCTTGAAGACTTATAGTTTGATAATTTCCGAAACTAGAAGCAGTAGTGTAGTAGTTTTGTTGTGTTCCTTGAAATAATCCCATTTATTATTGTTTTTCTTGTTGTATTGATTTCTGGTCTTCTGCGCTAGCTATTTGATACATGTTAGGATCTTTAAGCATTACTCCAGCTAAAGAAAGTATTTTTATAACTAATTCTGTTTCCTCTGATTCATGTAGTTCAAAGTTTACACTATTGTTTGAATTATACATAGCTTGTTCAAAAACTACAGTATAAGCCCATTTTACAGTAGCGGGTCTAGCTATATAGTTACACGTTACTCCAGAAGTTATAGTGACTGGATAAACTTGTATAGCACTAGCTGATGTGTTAACGTATATAGGAAGTGAAACGGATGGTGTTGTTAAAGGGGAGTTGATATAATGGTGTAGTTCGTTTTGTTGTAGTTTTTCAACCTCAACATAGCTTCCTGAGTTGTTGTAGTATAATTCACCCATTCTATAGTGACTAGGTAAAGTACCAACTCCTCCAGAAGACATAGTAACATTTTGTCTAAATTTTTCAAAAACATCTATTTTTTCTTGCAAGATACTAACCATATCTGAATATGTGGAATCGTTGCCTTGTATTCTACTAAATTGATTCAAATCATAAAAATACTGCTCAAATATATCCATTTGTGCTTGATTTGCAAATAGATTAAATTCTTGCGGTGTTATATAACCTCTTTGCTCTTTATTAGCAATGTTTAATACTCTTTGATAAACTGTATCTATATTTACACTCATGTTATTTTTTTATTATAGGAAAAGGCCCACAAAAGTAGGCCTTACCTACAATTGTTATTATCTCTTTTCGATGTTTTTATATATCTCTATACCTTCATCAGTTTTGAAAAATGATGCTAACGCAGAATATGGGTGTTCATCAAATGGAACTGTTAATACTTTTCTTCCGTTACTAGCCCAAGTAAAGTTTCTTTGGTCTGGAGATAATTTTAATACCCCAGCTTCAACAGCTTTTATGCCAAAGTTTCTTAATTCTATGTTGTCATCTTGTATTAAATCTAAGAATAAAGCAGGATTTCTTTTAGCAAACACTAGTAAATCTCTTTTAATCTCCTTAGAAGTCATGTCATTAACTTTAGAACCAACCTCTACTCTTAATATTGCTTCAGCCTGATCTATTTCTATGTTTTTTGCTGCAACTAGTGCATCAATTTCTAAATTCATATACTCTAAATCATCTTTAGCTTCCTCTACTGAATCGTGTTCTTTATATATAATGTCCTTTGCAGGGTGATATAAAGAAAGTAATTTTTGTAAATTTTGTTTTTGTTTTGGTACGTTTAAAGTTCCGTCTCTAAAAACAATATGACCTAAAGTTACTGATCCTTTTTGTTCTTCAACTAAAGGTGAAGCTTGATTTGTGGCGTATCTAATTTCTTTTTGCTCACCGTTTTTTTCATCAAACCATAATAATGATTTTCTTCTAGTGTGTTTTGAAGGTAATACAAAAACCAGTGGTTGAACGCCAGACTTTAATATGTAAAGTCTATCTTTTATTTCCCAGCTTGATGCTGTTTTTTCTTTTTTCATGATATAATATAATATAAATGTTAATAAAGGTAATAATTACCCCCGTCAATACAACGAGGGTAAAAATTACTATTGGTAATTATTAGTCACCGATAACTCCATCAGAAGATTTTAACAAGACAAAGTTGTTTGCAGCTTGAACACATAAACATCTCTCAGATAAGAAATGTACGTTCATCGCATCCTCGTCGCTTGTGTAGTTTCCACCAACAGAACCAGTGATCCAAGATTTCATTCTTCTATCGTCAGCTTCAGAAGCTCTGTATCTAACGTGTAAGAATGGTCTTGAAATGTTTTTACCTAATTGCTGATCGTAAACTGTAGAAGTTCCAGCAGGAACAAATACACCTTCAATATCACCAACTAGACCTCTTGTAGTAGAGTCATTTAAGTATTTCCAGTCTGTTTTGTAGAAGTCATAAGAACCTCTTCTGAAACCAGAGAAACCTAAATTTAATGCCATATCTTCGCTGTTACTAAAAACACCGTAAGATGTACCACCTGTACCGTAAGAGTTTTGAGCGGCTAACATATTGTCGATAGCTAGAGAAGTTCCTCTATCTAAAAATAACATGTTTTCCTCAATTGATCCTTGTTTGTCTAATTCTTGTAGAATTAAATCAAAGTCAGCTAGACCGTCAGTAGCTTCTGAACCTCCAAAGTCAGCATTGTTAAATACTAAACCTCTAGAGTTGATAGCAGCGAATAAACCTTCAGATCCAGAAATGCCTGCAGCAGAAATAGCGGAAGAACCACCTTTCTTTTCAGCTTCAATCATAGTCATTTCTAATTGATCTTCAAATCTTAATCTTGCTTCGTGCTCAGATTTTAAATACCAAAGGTAACCTCCAGTTCCAGATTCAGTAGTTACTTCAACCCACCCAATTTGAGCAGTATCAGAACCATTTACACTGTACTTGTCTCTTAGAATAATTGGCTTATTACTAAAAGATGTGAAGTTAGCATCCTTTGTGTTACCAGCGTTAGCCGATCCTTTTTTGTACTCTGAACCATATACAAATACTTTTACACCTGTAACAGCGTCAGCACCAATACTTGAAATATCAGCGGCCGTGTAAGGTTGTGCAGTAATTGTAGTTGCAGAAGGAACAGCAGATACATAACATTTTAATGTTACACCACCTTTACTAACAATGATAGTATCACCAATGTTAATTAAGTGAGCAGCAGAAAAAGTTAGTAAGTTAGCAGAAACATCAGTACCTACAACATCGTCGTAAGCAACGTGGATTCTACCTTGTTCAGACCATACAACTTCGTCAGAAGCCATAGGCATTTCAGCTCCTACCATTTTCAAGAAACCAGAGATAGTACGGTTTCCGTATCTTTCTACCTCTTTTTCGTATACTTCTGGTAAGAATTGTTTTGTAAAGTTAAAGTCATTCCCGGTAATGCTTAAATAATTGTCTCCAAATAAATCTTTTACGGGTCTTGGAGTTAGGTGCTGTAAAGCAGCACCAGAACTTGCTATTGCCATTTTTTAAATTTTTAAGTGTTATTTTCTTAGTTTAATTTTGAAATCAGATGCACTTTCACCTGGTATTGCTCTAACACTAAATCCTGTTTTTATAACATTTTCATGCCCTTTTCTAGGCTCCATGTCTATGTTTTTAGATCTTGCCATACTGTTTTTAATAGCATCTGCTTTACCTTGTTCATAAAAATGGTTTGCTACAATATCTGGATTCATGGCTGTGAATAATGATTTATGGTATCCCTTTGCGTCATTCATTTCATTTTTGTCGTTAAGAAACTTCTTAACAAAATTATTAATGTCGCTTTGAGAGTTTTTCACACTATCTACATCCTTAACGTTAAATCTATATTTTTTATCTCCAACCTTGTATTCAAAACCTTTGAATTCATTAGAGAAAACTTGTTCAGTCTTTTTATTAAATATAGACTTCTGAGTTTGTAATACCTTGTTATTTTGCTCAGACTCCTTGTTGTATCTGTTGAAAAAATCAATGGCTTTCTGTTGTTCAGGTGCTAACCTGCTTCCAGCTTTGATTTCTTCGTAATATTTAGACTTTTGCCCGTCTAAGTGGCTTTTAGCACTGGCAACTTGCTCTTTAAGCGCTAATTTTTTTCTTTTTATTTCTCTTTCAGTATCTTCCTCTTCATCATAACTAAAACTATCTTCTATTAAAAAATCAATTTCATCGTTTGATAAATGAGGTTTTGTTTGACTGTAGTATTCTCTTAAAAGCTGATTGTCGTTAAAACTACTAAAATCTTGATTAAGTCTTACATAGTCTTCTAAACTTCCACCTGTATCGTTCATAAAATCTACAGCTTTCTGTATATTTTCAGGTAATTCAATTCCAGTTTGTTTAGCTTCTGCAACCGCTTCTTCTACTTCTTCTGTTAATTGTTCTGTTTGTTCTTGAACTTCTTCTTCTGTTATTTCTTCTAATACTGGTTGTTCTTCTTGTTGCTCTTCAACAACTTCTTCAACAGCTTCTTTTTCTTCTTCTTTTTCCTGTTTTATTTCTTCAACAGGTTCTACTACTTCTTCAATAGTTTCAACTGGATTTGGTATTTTATTTAAATTACTTAAATCCAATTTAATTGTTCCGTCTTCTGCAACCTCATTTTTAGGTTTATCATCAGCCGGTTTTTCTTGCTCAACCACTTCTTCAGTTGGTTGATCAACTGTAGATTCCTCTACAATTTCTTCTAATTCTTCTGACATAATATAATATTATAAAATTAAACAATTGTTTAAGCTTTAAATAAGCCTAAATCTATACCACCCATAGTATCATTTGCTGTAGATTCAAAGTTTTTAGGTGGCTTAGCGTTATTTCTTTGATCTATTAGTTCAGACTGTTGAGATGCTTGAATTTTAGTTCTTTCATCTTTTCTGTCTTCTTTGTATCTTTCTTTGTCGTTAACAGTTTTATTCTCTAGTTGTTTTAATTGCATATTTAACTGGAATTCTAACTGCATTAACTCTTTTTTACTACTAACCTCTTGTTGTAGTTTTTGCAACTCAAGTTGAGCTTTTGTTTGTTCTAATGCCGTTTGTATCTGTATAAGAGCTTGTTGCTTTTGAACCTCAGCTTGAGATGCAGCTTGCTGAGCTTCAGCATTAGCCTTTGCTTGTGCTTGTATATTTCTTTCTTGTAATAATTGATCTCTTTCTTGTTTCTTTTTTCTTCTAATCTTGAGTAGTTGATTTGCAAGTTTTATATTTTTGATATTTCTAAGATCAATAGCATCTTCTAAATCTATAAGTTTTTGAGCTATAGCAACCTGTATATTATTTTCTAACAACTGTTTTTCTTCTTCATCAGGTGCTAATTCTATAAATATACCAAAGTCATACAAATGTAATTCTTGCATTTCACTTAAAACAGCAACGTTATGAGCACCTATAGCTTGTATAAAAGCGTCTCTTGTTGGCGAAAACTCAAGTATATCAGATATTCTTAATGATAATGCCTCAGCTGTTTCAGCTGTTAAAAATAAACCAGCCTGTAATATATGTCTTGT